CATATTTTCTGCATATTTCTGCTGCTTTATAATTATCTTCTATAGTTGTGCCTTTTTTTATAAAATCCAAAACTTGCTGACTCCCGCTTTCGAATCCTATGACAAACCATTTTAGACCAACTTCAGCTAATCTTTTGACCATATCTTCATTTCTGCTAATTATATCTGCCCTGCTGTTAGCTATTATATCTGCGTCCAGATCATATAAATCACAAAAATTCATAACCCAATTAGGATTAAAAGTAAATGTATCATCCCAAAAAAGTATATTTTTATAATTATATTGCCGCAATTCATAAAGTTCTTCCATTATATTTTCTGGACTTCTTATTCTGAAGGGTTTTCCAAATACAGCATTTTCAGCAGGCTGGCAATAAGTACAATGATACGCGCACCCTCTGCCGGCAAGCATTGTGACAGAAGGAAGTTTTTGATCAAGCGTAAACATGCATCCCAATTCGTATCTATAATTAAACATTTCCCTATTAACGAATTTGAGATCATCTAAATTAGCTTTTTCTCCCTGTATGATCTTAGGGAAGGTTTGACTTTCCAATAATTTTGGCAGCGTAATTTCACCTTCACCCATTATTACAGTGTCAATATATTGATTATTGTATTTTTCCGGATGTATTGTAGGGTGTATGCCTCCTACTATAATTTTGCTGGAAGGAAATTTTTTCTTAATTTCAACAACTGTTTTTAATGCCGGTATATAATCAACTGCTGAAATAGATAAACAAAATACATCCGCATATTTCAATTCTGCTGAAAACTGCTCAAATCCTGCAAGTTGACGCATATCAACAAAATCAACAGGCCGGCCTAAATTAGCAGCAATAGATGCCAGCCCGTGACTTATCCATCCGCCTTCAAGATCACCAACAATACGATCAGGATTGAATCCTGCGACGCCTATGCCGACATAAATCAACTGCGCTTGCATTCTTTTACTGATTCTCCTAATAAAAATTTATGATAATTCCCCCACCATCCTTTAACTCCCCAATGTTGAAAAGTAATATTTGGCTCTAACCAGAGTTTCCCGCCGCATTCCCTATAACGTTTCTGGAAATAAATATCCTCTCCTATCCGTCCTCCGTCAGGTTCAATATTGCAGCGAAAACATTCCAAATATTCGATATCCAATTCCGCATCTTTATAAGTTTTCAAAACAGGTCTGGTTCTCTCGAAAGCTTCCCTGCTGTAAAGAATAAATCCTCCTGGTATACCCCACGCCTCAAGCACTCTGAATCCTTTTTCGTCTACACCGATCAAAAATCCATTTTCGTCCTGCATAGGAATCGCCCCAAAAGTTTTCCAATTATTCTTGTTAGGATAAGCCCCTCCAACAACCTCTGCCCCGGCCAAACCTGCTTTTATGATGCGTCCAAATCCTTTTAGATCCCAACTTAGATCAGAATCTATCATAAAAAGATGCGTCCCATCATTTTCAAGAAATTTATGTACTAAAGAATTTTTAGCTCTATCTACATAACTATCTCCACTTAATTCATAAAAATCATAATCGATCCCCAATTCATTAAGTACTTTAACTGAGCCCATTAAACTTGTTATATAAGGACTAAATCCATTAACTAAATAAAACGGAGTAGCTATCACAAGATTCATTTTTTTCATAGCGGGCAGAGGGGAGGTTCGCCCCCCCCCCTCTATTCCTCCTTTTGTTATGCCAATAATCCTATCGCTACAAGTTCTGATCGCAACTCATTTACAAGTGATACTATCGCATTTGCCTGTGTTGAACTACCAAATCCCCATGAAGTGATAGCTCCTGTAGTTGTCGATACAGCAACTGTAGTAGCTACAGCGGCATTAGTCAAAGTTGTTCTCGTTTGAGCAGTACCGCCATAAAATGCTATTTTGCGGCTAGAATCTTTACCAAAAACATAGCCGTCATCATTTCCGCCGTCTAAATATTCTACAGCCATAATTATCCTCCTATCCTCTTACTCTAACTGCCCATTCCGGACGTATTGTCTTATATCCAAAAAGAATATCAATACGAACTGGGTGCTTATCATTAACGATATTAGAACTTTTCCAATATCTCATCGCTATGCCTCTATCCTGAGTCCTGTAAGCTACTCCTGAAAAAGGCATTACAAGGTCTGCCATTACAGTTGTAAAAGCATCTCTATGATAAGCAAGATTCTGGACATAAGCAGTAGAAGCAGCCCCTGAACCGCCGGCAGCCACACTTACAAGCGCTTTACTTCCAGTCCATGCGGAAGCATAACAATTTTGCCTTGCTCCTGACTTGTAGATAGTAGGAGCAATATCAATAACGTCTGTGCCGTCGCATGTCTTAGCAGTTCTTACAGTAAACTGTTTTAAATGTGAATAAGCGGCTTTTGTTTCAAGATTTACATCATATACATCAGCAACAGTAAATACATCACCTGCCGTCAGCGTAGCCCCATTGTCAAATCCGGTAGTTGTTAAAGTAGTGTCTCCGTTTGATATTGTCGAAATATCACATACAGGAGTTGTATCATCTCGTGAACCATTAGTATGAGATGGAACCATAGCGCTTTCGTGCCATTTGAACCCTGACGCTTCGCCTATATAACCCTTGGAATAAGCAGTTGAAATAGACGAACCTTTGTGGAAATAAGCTGAAACACTTGCTACAGTCGCAGCCATAGCAAGAGGATCAAAAAGTAAATGCCTGTTGCTGTCGGGCGCCAGTCCTTGAGTTAATCTTGCTCCAGCATTCAGGGCAGCTGCTAACGACGCAGGCGTAGTAGCCGGCGTTCCTGTAAGATTAAAAACATCTTTGTACATATTTGACAATAAAGTATCTTCATAATCTGCGGCCAGTCTTGCCATTGCAGGATCAATAAACCTTTGTTGAAAATCATCAACATACATTGTCTCTTCGACAGAAGTAAAACTGAGAGCAACGTGCTTTTGGGTTGCGACAGTTAATGTCTGTGTTGACTCGGTTACATCCTGCAAATCCATAGTAGCGCCAGTCGTGACGATATATTCATTAGGATTTCTGATCAATAATGTGCCGCCATTTTTTGCGCCTTCTTTTGCAAATCGAGCATCATATTGCTGATTGATAGTGGGCGCAAAAACTAAATTATTCCTAAAACTTTCTAGACAGAGTCTTGTTATATCTCCGTCTGAAAGAGTTTTGAAAGTATGTGCCATAATTATCCGCCTTTAAATCTTTCTCTCTCCCGCATTCTGTACCATTCTTCGTCGGACATTTCATCCCATTTTTTCTGTTTGCCAGACTTTATCCCTGTTATGGGATCGATAGGAGCAGGCGCGTTTGAGATAGACTTTTTAAGTTTATTTTTCAACAATTCATTTAACTCTTTGACCATTGAAACAGGAGGCAGTTGTCCTATTCTGAGCGCTTCATCGCTGTGATTGCCAAGATAATATGCAATTTCCGCTCCTTTATCTATCTCAAACAATGCCTGAGAAAGCTGCTGACTGTAAATAGGCCTTTCTATAACCTCATCAAAATCAGGATGTGTCTGCCGCATCTCGTCAGCCAATACTAAAAATTTTTCTTTCTGGGCTTCGTTCCGTATCTTAGCTCTTTCAGCAAATTCTCTATCCCGCGCATCTTTTTGTTTCCAATCAAAAAGCTTATCCTCATAATCCGACAAAGCCGAATCATAGGATTGTTGATTTATTTCCCCGTATTCATTGGTATATCTTGCAATACTGGGTCTAATGGGTCTGCCTGCATTTTTATTCTCTAGCTGCGCCTCCAATTCTTGCACTTTTCTTAACGCTTCATTTTTCTTGTAAACAATCTCATTTATGCGTTTTTGAACAGCTTTTGAATATTTTATCGCTTCAGGCTCTCTGCCTGTTTCTTCTGAAACCTCAGTCTCCTGAACAGGTTCTTCTGTTTCCTGCTCTTCGTCCTGTTTTACTTCTTGTTCTTCAGTTATTTCAACTGGTTCCATATTTACGCTCCTTCAGGGTTGAACCCTGTTTTTTCAGCCATTGCTGACTGTATTTCTCTAGCCCGCTGGTCTATAGCCGTTAAAATTTCTTCAGCTCCAGCGGCATCTGAATATTGCATGAGAAGTTTAAGTAATATATCTGAATATTGCTTATCAGCGTATTGCATGGCCTGCAATATCGTTTCAACTGTCTGCTGTCTTCTGGTAGGAGATTGGGAATTATTCACTCTAATATCATATTTCCCTTTAGAAAGATCATTTATGATCTGGATCTTTCCATTTTCATCAAGCATTGGATAATTGATCTTGATAGCGCTGTCTTTCCCTCTCAGTCTTACTATTCTGGCATTATCATAAATTTTAGGAATAAGTTTTATAAGTTCTTTTTTGCATCTTATTCTTGCCTGTCTTAAATTTTCAAGAAAAGATAAATTTCCAAGATCACTTCGGGCAGATCTTGCAAGAATAGCTTTGCCGGATCTCTCATTGCTGATATCTCCCATCGACGCTTCGTACATCCCGAGGACATCTTTAATATCGTTATCAGCTATAGTGAGCATAGTCATAACACCCGGATCTACATTAGCTACAGGCGTTCGCTGCGGCGTTCGGCCGGCAGTTGGATTAAATAAAAGATATGGATAATTGCCATTATTAGCGTTATCCCAGTACGCCTCATAGCCGAGTATTTCTCTGGGCGTGACCAGGAACGGAGCTTTTGGAGAAAGAGAGGCTCTTTCGGCCAGTGAAGTTAAAGAAAGATTGTAAAGCCGGCTTGCATCTTTGGCATCGTCTATCAGGCTCTTCTTGTAGGCAATTCCTTCAACATTAACCTGATGTCCCACTACCTCATAAACTGGAATTTCATCGCCTGCCCATTCTTTTTCGTCAAGAATTTCTGCTCCTGTTATTTTGTACCACATGATCTTGTGGGAAGTTTTAGTTTTTTTTCTTACAACTTGCGCTGATTTATCAAATGAATCATCTATTTCTATAACAGCAGACTCTCCGGTCAGCGGGTCAATTATTTCTGCTATTTCTTTTTCTATTCGTTCTTTTACAAAATATTCGGACACGAAAATTTTATCTTCTTCATGCCATAATTCCATTCCCTCATATCCGGTGAAGTCAATATATTCTGCTTTCGGATATTCTGCTTCAAATTCTTCTTTCGATAAAGCTTCTCTGATAAAACAAAAATTGCCCCGCGGGTCTAAAGATACCATAAGCGGATTTTCTATTAAGACCATCCGAATTTCCTGATCAAACCCGTCATCTGCATATTCTGTGATCAATCTCCAGTATCCTGAATTGCCGGCTATTGCATTTTCGCCTGCTTGAGTATAAATTACATCAGCTTCTGATCTATATTCGATCTCTTCAATCAAATCATCCATAACTCTAGCGACTTCCTTGTCCCCTCTATCATCTACAGGAATGATATTTTCCTGCCTTCTTTCTAATTTTTCTTTATTAGCGACCTGCCTTACAAATTTCACTAATTTATTAACCGTTAAAAACGGCCTGTTTGCGTCAGATCTTTCTTCTTTATCTTCTGAATGCCATTGTCCATTATCTATATTATATGCAAATTTAAGATTATCGACATAAGCCTTTTTATTGGCAAACTCCAGATCATATAATTTTTCATAGCGGGCGCGGGCTAATGTTAAAAATTCTTCTGTATCCATTATGCTGCCATCCATGTTCCTTTTTTCTTTGCCATTACATAGGGAGTGATAGACTTTTTACATACCATATTAGTAAAAAAAAGCATAGCAAGCGCGTCAAGTTCGTCCGGCGAACGGCCTGTTTCTTTTTTGATTATTTTTTTATCTATTATTTTAATTCGACCCCTATTGTCCAATTCATATCTTGTAGCTGCCAGCGCATTTAGCAAATCAGCGTCGTTAGGTATACTTATAAGCCCTTTCTCGAATGCTTCTCGTGTATTCCAGTACATTTCTGCTCTTTTGTTAGCGAATCTTTCCGGATCGTCAGCCTGCCTTCTACAGTCCGCAGCTTCTATAATTGCGCCTTTTTTTTCTCTTAAATTGCCTTCTACTGCCCATCCTATCCCGACCACATCAACCCTTACGCAGTCAGGATTATCATTATCAATATCCTGTCCTACCCAGTTTGTGACCTCTATAGAATCAGCTGAATTACTTCTCTGAAATGGATAAATTTTATAACCTATTCTTTTAGCAATTATAGAAAGATCTCCGCCAGCGCCGCAGTCTACAGCTTTGATCATCGCTTCTTTGCCTTCGAGCGTTATAGGTCTATCTATTGCGGCCATTACCCAATCCCAATTTATCAATGCCTGCTCATCATACGCAGGCGGAAGACCCAGAACATTCATGCGGTATGCGTTGCTGCCCTTTCCCCCGTAGTCTTCTTCTATTCTTTTTAGATTATCTTTATTAGTAATTTCTGATTCTTCCGCATTCCAACGGTGGGTTATCCAGCGGTGGCGATTTTTGTACTGCGTGTCTACAGCATACCCTGTAGCGTGCATAGGATTAAAAATCACAAACATAAAATTGCAGTCATCTGTCTGGTTATTCTCCAGCGTGCCGTAAACCGGAGGCAAAACGCCGGATCCTTCGTCTACTAACTGCATAAGATAATCAGCATGACAGCCTGCTAAAGTTTCTACCTGTTCATCATGCGAAGACCGGGGATTTGCCGCTTTTGTAAATGCGAACCATGTCTTCCCTCTGGCGCTTTCATCTATATCTTTACGAAATAATTTGTCATTCTGCAAAGTGAAATATTCCTTAACGAAAGAAGGAAGAAGCCATTTGCTGATCTCAGACCATAAAACTTTATTCAATTGGTCTGCCGATACTGATACACAGGGAATTTTAATATTGGGGCCAAAACAAAATAAAAACCACAAAATTGACCAGGCAGCCATTGCGTCTTTGCCAGTGCCTTTGCCGCTCATTATTGATACTCCAAGAATGTCCTGCATTTGACCATTTTTCTTGGCGTGAACTATTTTCTGGATCGACAGCAGCCCTTCTTTTTGCTGCGTGGTTATAGTATAATCAGTTCCATGCGCCCTATTATACGGCTCCAGCAAACACTTCCGAACAAAAAATAATATATCCTGCCGGAATTTTAATATTAATTCTTTAAAATCCATTTGTTATATTTTAACACATTATCGGATTCTTGTAAAGA